GCGGCGGTATGCCCGGCATGATGTAAATAAAAATTTAAAAGTGCCGTAAATACGATAACCAAGGCGTTTGTAAGGCCTTGAAAATTGCACTCAGAGAACAAAACGAGAACCAAAAAATAAGCCTCTTGCGAAATCAACCGCAAGGGGCTTATTTTTATGCCTTATTTAAGAGTTCATCAAACTTTTCTGCCGTTTCTGTCGCCAGTGTTTTGGTAATGTGCAGATATATCTGTCGTGTCGTCGTGTCGTCGGCATGGCCCAAACGCTTCATGATTTGTACCAGGTCTACGCCGGCCTCTGCTAGCAGAGAAGCATGGGTATGACGGAAAATGTGAGGATGTATATGAAGGCTTACCGGGTTATCCATCAAACGCTGAATACGGTCTATACGAGTCTGTACGAGTCGCTGGGTAAGAGGATGGCCAGGATGGGCCGGGGCCGTAAAAACAAAGCCAAATTTACTGCTCTTGGGACAATGCCACATCTCTTTATATCCAAGCCGGATTTTAGAGGTTTGAAACTTGAATGCAGCCAGTACCTTTTCCAGATGTGCCGGCATGGTGACCACCCGGACCGATGTTTCTGTCTTCGGAGGAAGTAACTCATATTTTTCAGCGTTATTCGTCGGATTGTAAAGCGTCTTTGATACCTTGACCACATTCTTCTTGAAGTCTATATCTTCCCAGGTGAGAGCCAGGGCCTCGCCAATCCGTAAGCCCGTATAAGCCAACAGCATAAATAAAGGATAATCGGGGGCGATTCCTTTTTCTTTGGCCGTTTGCAGGAAATCGAGAAGCTGAGACTTTTCCAGATAAGCGGGGACGTTTTCGTCTGGGTCTACGATTTTTCGCTTTGGCCGGGGTACTGTAGCAAACTCCGTCGGGTCTGAATAAATAAGCTCGTATTCTATGGCCCGCTTGAAAATCATTTTAGCTGTAGCATGGATACCTGAAATAGTATTCGGAGCCAGCGTCTTGGTAAGAGACAATAAAGCGTCCTGATATTGCTTCTTATGAATTTCTTGAACGGGAATTTTTTCAAAGTACCGGTTAAGGTGCCCCAGCTGGTGCTTTCGGATCCGAACGGATGATATTTTGGCAACGGCCGCATATGCCTTTAGCCACTCTTTAGCAAAATCTCCGAACGTCACAGCTTCCGGACGCGCGAAGCCCTTATTCCGATACCGCTGCAGTGCTTCCTCTCCAGCTATCCTGGCATCCTTGGCCCGCTTGAAACCACCTTTTTCTTTCTGTTGCCTTTTCCCCGTTCGCGGGTTTTTACCGATGTCAATTTTATAAGCCCATAGTCCCGACGGCTTTTTGTAAACGTGCATGAGTTACCTCCTTTCTTTACCGGTATATTTCGGAACCGTGTTAAAATATGCCGGCTTTTATTTTTATTATGGTGTATAGCTAATACTTAATGTGTAATTCTTTTGCCTTTTTTGTAACAAAGTTAAATTCAGCAGAATACCATGGATCGGTTCCGTTAGCACTATACCAAATTCGATTTTTCGTATTCAAAATTATCGGAGCTTGAGTTAGGAAATCGTTAATAGAAGTCGGGGGATATTTTTTAAAAGACCAGATGGCATGATGAGAAATCATGTTTCCATATCTTTCATCATGATAAATAAGATCCTTATAAAGACTTCCTGCCCCATTAGGTTGTACCACAGCAACATTTGCCATAAGTTCGTAAGAATTTTTAGTTCCTGTTAAAATGACGTTTATGTTATTAGGCTCAATATACATCTTATTCCCTAATTTATCTGTTGTTACATAAGACCATTGAGCAATATCCGTTGCATATACACAAATCGAAGATAGAAGAAAAAAGATATTAAAAATTAACCATATCTTTTTTAATTGCAACTTCATGATTATTCCTCCTTTCAATATGGCCAAATAGCATGATATAAAATATCCCCCATTGAATCAGGGATAATAGGTTCAAATTTTAAATATGTAGGCACATGTTGATAAAGAACAACTCCATTAGCGTTATAATTTGTGTTTGAAATTATAGCTAACATTTTATTTCTACGATCCACATAAACTCTAGTGACAGAAAACTTACCATTACTTCTCATGATTTTAGTCCAAACTTTAGCAGACATATCTGTTTTGATTACATCGTTATTGTCAACATACCATTGTGTTCCGTCCGGGGTAGCCCCTAGCCAATACCAATTGGCGGCGAAACCAGAAGAGGTAAAAGAAAAAAGTATAAATAGTAAAAGTAAAATTTTTTTCATTTTACCATGACCTCCGGCTTTCAATGACTTTCCCTAAAATCCGGACAGGCAGTTCTTCTATTTGCTGGTTTGAGTAGAAGTGGGGCTCATACACATCCGGATTGAAGCCGTAAAGCATAATGCCGCCGGTGACTTTTTTAACCTGCTTGATGGTGGCTTCATCTCCGTTGACCAGGACAATGGCAATGTCTCCTGTTTCCACATCTGCCTGCTTTTTTACAATGACCACATCACCTTCCTCTAATTTTGGTAACATAGAATCACCCTTGACTTGCAGTGCAAAAAATTCACCAGTTGCGGCGAGCTCCGGGGTGATTTCTTCGTAATCTAATATTTCTTCTACGGCTTCTATGGGTATGCCTGCCACGACGCGCCCCAGCACCGGGATGCGAACGCCGCGGCCTACTTTCTGATCCGCTTCTTTTGTAGTCGAATTACCTAATAAATAATCTGTAGTCGTTCCCAGTATATGTGCCATACGTATTAAAGCATCTCCTGATGGCTCACGAGAGCCTAATTCATAAAAGGAAATGGCTTTTGGAGTCAATGAAAGCTTTTCAGCCAGGTCTTTTTGCGTCAATCCTTTTTCTTCACGTAACATTTTTAATCGTTTTCCGTTCATACAATCACCGCCTTATCATTACTGTACTGTATGTTCATATTATAACAAAATAGGACTTGACAATCTACAAAATGTACTGTACAATTTGTACATAAGAAGGCGAGGGAGGTGATATGATGGGAAACAGAATTAAGGAATATCGGCAGAAAAAAGGATTAAGCCAGACAGAACTGGCATATAAAACCGGGGTATCACAGCGGTATATAGCGTTTATTGAAGCTAATCAGCGAACCCCGTCCTTTAAATTAGCTCTACGAATTTCCAAGGCTTTGGGTGAAACTGTTGACACTATTTTTTTACCATAAAAATGTACAAAATGTACATTTAAGGAGGCAGGAAGCATGACGAGCAAGGAAAAGGAATTATTGAAATACCGCTTCCAGCAACGCTGGGGGCAGGCAATCTGCGTACAGCAGTGGGCAAAGGAAGGAAAAAACGGCTGGACCAAAGAAGGCGCGAAAGGAGAAGCCGACATTGCTCGCGGGTACATGTACGCCATTGGGGACGCCCTGGAAGCATCCATGAAGCAAAGTAAAGCCACGGAAATTGTCCGCGGCTGGGCTGACGAAGCAGAAGAAAAACTCGGCGCATCGTTGGAATAAAGGAGATGGTAGTATGACGAAGAATGAAAGAGCGACACTGGAAGCAAACTTTAAAGCGGCCTGGAGAGCAGCCATCTATGCTCAAGAATCAGCAAAGAATCCGGAATTAACATTCCCAGAATCGACGTTTGAAAAAGATGACGCAAAAGAACTGGCAGCACGGGCAAAAGGGTATCGGGCAGCCTGTATCGACGTCCTTGTATATTCTTCTGATGGAACATCCGACGCGACTGATAAAGTCCAGGAATGGATTAATGAAGCCGAACAGCAGGCCGGTGCAACGTTAACGGCGGGGTGGGCGAAATGATAAAACCAGAACAACCGGATAACCGCCGTTTTCAGCTAATGCGATTGCAGACGCTGATAACAATGGAAAATTACCTCATCGATCAGATGAAAATCGTCCCGCATTGGGACCAAAAAAATACCCGGCAATTGATAGACATATTAGACCAGTCGATTGCCGGGGAAATCGAAAAATTAAGTAGTAGAAATATGAGTTGCAACAAATGATATTGCCTTAAATGAAAGTTCAATAGCGTGTTCTTTCATATAAGATTTTGTTTTCTTCCAAACAGTATCATCAGATACGGAGTCTAAAAAGGATTGGCCTGTTAACGTCAACCCGATGTTCAAATAATAGTATGGGGCTGTTTTTGAACTTGCATCGATACCACTTAAATACCCTTGATTAACTAAAAGGTAAATATGGTAATTGATTTCAGCTTGAGATGTTTGCGGATAGGTAAAACAATGGCTATTAGCAACTGTTGACGCTGGACAATCAGCAACATCTAAAAGAATGTTCCTTAGCAAATCTATATTGATGCGCATAGTTATCACCTCCCTTCATGGTCATTATACCAGAACGGGAGAAGAAAGGAGGAAATCATGAATCAAGACATTTACAATGGATTGCCCCCTATTTTAACGGCAAAAGATGTGGCCGAATTTTTGCGGATTGGCATGAACCAGGCTTACGAAATTATTCATGATATCGGGTTCCGGTATGGTCGTACCGTCCGGTGTACAAAAACTCAGTTGATTGGCTTCGTGGAAGGAGGTGGGAAACATGAAAACGATGAAAATTTACGATCATGGACTGACCAAGCCAAAGCGTAAACCACCCTTCCGAACGCTCCGGACGGGGCTGGCCATCGCCATGGCCTTCGGGGTCGGGCTGTATCTCGGCAGTGCAACGCCCTGGTCACAGGCCGAAACAATTGCGAACGACACAGCTATCATCCACGTCGTCGACACAGACGAAACGCTGTGGGAAATCGCTGGCCCTGTAGCCGACAAGACCGGCCAGGATATCCGGGAGGTCATCTACCAGATTCAGGTCAACAACGGCCTGGGTCTGGACCCAACACTGAAACCGGGCCAGCGCCTGGTCATCCGCTACTGAAAAAATGGCTGCTGCCGGCAACCGCCGACAACAGCCACATACCAAAATACTCAAATTTATTATACCAGATGGAGGCTATTATGTCAGTAAAAATCAGACAGTTAGAAATTGAAAATGTGAAGCGCGTCAAGGCCGTTACGCTGACGCCAACGGAAAACGGTTTAACCGTCATCGGCGGCCGGAATGGCCAGGGCAAGACTTCTGTATTGGATGCCATTGCCTGGGCACTGGGCGGCAACAAACTCAAGCCGTCCGAATCGCAGCGTATTGGCAGCGCCGCTCCGCCGTCTATCCACATCGAACTCAGCAACGGCCTGGTAGTGGAACGCAAGGGTAAGTCTTCGGCTCTTCATGTCATCGACCCGTCAGGGCAGAAAGCCGGCCAGCAGCTCTTAGACAGCTTCATCGAAAAGCTGGCCCTGAACCTGCCGAAATTCATGGATGCCCGGAACGATGAAAAGGCCGAAACGCTCTTACAGATTATCGGCGTCGGGGACCAGCTGGCCGTTTTAGACCGCCAGGAAAAGTCACTGTACAATCAACGCTTGGAAGTCGGCCGGATTGCTGACCGCAAGAAAAAACATGCGGAAGAAATGGCCTGGTATCCCGATGCGCCGGCAGAACCGGTCAGCGCATCCGAGCTCATCCAGAGACAGCAGGCCATCCTGGCAAAGAATGGAGAAAACCAGCGCAAGCGGGAAAAAGAAGCCCATTACAACAAGGTACTGGCAGAAGCGCAGATTGCCTTTGACCGGGCAAAAGCAGCACTGAAGCAGGCCGAACAGGATTGTGTAACAGCAAGGAAGGCAGCCGAAAACCTGCAAGATGAAAGCACGGCCGAACTGGAACAGGATATCGCCAACATTGACGCCATCAACACCAAAGTACGGGCCAATGCCGAAAAGAACCGGGTCCAGGCCGAAGCCGATGAGCTGGCCGGCCAGTACGGCGACCTGACCCAGCAGATTGAATCCGTGAAAGATCAGCGGATGAAACTGCTGGATTCGGCAGACATGCCCCTGCCAGGGCTGTCGGTCCAGGATGGCGAGCTGACGTATAACGGACAGAAGTGGGACTGCATGAGCGGCGCAGAACAACTGCAGGTCGCTACGGCCATCGTCCGCAAGCTCAACCCGGACTGCGGCTTTGTCCTCATGGATAAGTTGGAACAGATGGACCCGGAAACACTGGCCGCCTTCGGCCAATGGCTGGAAGGGGAAGGGCTACAGGTCATCGCTACCCGCGTCGGGACTGATGACACCTGCAGTATCATCATCGAAGATGGATACATCAAAGAAGACCGTCCGCAAGAAGTCCCACAGTCAGCACCGAAAGCAGAAACGCCGAAGTGGACGCCTGGCACGTTTTAGAAAGGAGTAAATCATGAAGATCATCTCAGGGAAAATCATAAAGCCTCAGAAAGTTGTCATCTACGGCCCGGAAGGTATCGGCAAGTCAACGTTTGCCGCGCAATTCCCAAAACCCCTGTTCATCGACACGGAAGGCAGCACGTCGCACCTCGAAGTAGACCGCCTGCCCAGGCCGACGTCCTGGCAGATGCTCAAGCAGTATATCAAGGACCTCAAGGGAGATACGATGGGCTACCATACACTGGTTATTGATACAGCGGACTGGGCTGAACGGCTTTGCGAAGAAGCTGTCTGCCAGTCCAATGGGAAGGTAGGCATTGAAGACTTCGGGTATGGCAAGGGCTACACATACGTCAAAGAAGAATTCGGGCGGCTTTTAGACAGCTTGTCGGATTTGATTGACGCCGGCATGAATGTTGTCCTGACGGCTCACAGCATTATCCGCAAGTTCGAGCTCCCAGAAGAAACGGGGGCATACGACCGGTATGAGCTGAAATTGGGACAAAAGGCCGGCAACCAGTGCGCCGCCCTGGTCAAAGAATGGGCGGACATGGTTCTCTTTGTGAATTACAAGGAAATCGTCATCACGACAAAGGACAACAAGAAGAAAGTCAGCGGCGGCAAGCGGGTCATGTACACGGCACACAACCCGTGCTGGGATGCCAAGAACCGGCACGGCCTGGCCGAAGAACTGTCTTTTGACTATCAGGAAATCGCGCACTGCATCCCGGTCATGAATACAACGCCGCCGCAGCCGCCCGTTTCTCCGGCAGTACCGCCACAGCCGGGACCTGCTGAACCGGATCTGATTCCGGAAGCACCTGCCCCGCCCAAAGAATCGCCGAAGCCGCCTGTCCAGGCAGAAACCAAGCAGCCCGACGTCCAGGCACCCGAAGCTATTCCCCAGGCCCTGGCAGACCTCATGACAGCCAACAATGTTACAGCCCAGGATATTCAGCAGGCCGTGGCTCATAAGGGATATTTCCCGGCCGATATGCCGATTGCAGATTACCCGGAAGACTTCGTCATGGGATGTCTGGTAGCGGCTTTTCCGCAGATGTTGCAGGTTATCAATCAGTTAAAGAAAGTTCCGTTTTAATGTTTTGATTAGGAGGTAATGACAATGACAGAAGAACGCGCATTTAGTTGGGATGATGAATTTACCGAAGTGGAAGACTCGTTTCAAATCGTCCCTCCCGGTGATTATGATTTTACGATCGTTGATTTTGAGCGGGCCCACTTCGACGGCAGCGACAAGATGCCGCCCTGCCCGATGGCCAAGCTGACATATGAAGTGCAGACGCCCGACGGCACGAAAGGGCGCATCCGCCAGAATCTCTTCCTGCACTCCAAAAGTGAATGGCAGCTGACTAACTTCGCCTGCGCTGTCGGCATGATGCAGCGTGGCGATGGCCATTTCCGAATTGCCTGGAATCAGCTCATCGGAGCGACAGGCCGTATGCAGGTCAGCGTCCGCAAGTACAATGGGAAAGATTACAACGACGTGAAACGCTTCTACGACAAGACGGCAGCTCCCAAGGCTTCACAGCCGCAGAGTCAGCCGGCGCAGCGTCCTACTTACACACAGGGGGCGTTCTAAATGAGCAGCGACGTCACGCTGCGTCCCTATCAGCAGGAGGCCGAACAGGCCGTCCTGCATGAATGGGACAGCGGCCATACCAAAACACTCCTGGTCCTTCCCACAGGATGCCATGCCATCGGAGAAACAGTATTGTTAGCGGATGGAAGCATTAAAAAGGTGGAAGATGTCCAGCTAAAAGATTGCCTATTGGGGAGCGATGGTACTCCCCGGCATATCCTTCAAATCATCCGTGGAGAAGGATATTTGTATAAAATTTGCCCGGTAAAAGGCAACACTTTCGTCGTAGATGAAAATCATATGCTAACGTTAAAACGAACCAAAGAATCGAATCATCCTGTATATCCAAGTGAAAAACATGGTGGTGAAATTATTGATGTTTCTGTAAAAGAATGGCTTACCTGGAGCAAGTGGAAAAAACATATCCACAAACTGATTCGAGCAGATGCCATTACTTTCTATCATTCCCATCAAGCCGATTATCCTATTGATCCTTATTTTTTGGGAATATTATTAGGAGATGGTAATTTGAATGGAGCCTCTGTCAGTATCACAACCATGGATGCTGAAGTGGTGAATGTCATTCACCAACAAGCAGAATTATTGGATTTGCGGATTCGTACAGAACCTGCTGGAAAAGCGATAACCTATATTTTTGCCAGTAAAAAAGCATATACTCGCTCTGCCTTTATTCGTTCTTTGAAAGATTTAGGCATGAGAGGAAAAACATCTGCTACAAAACAAGTACCTGATATATATAAAACGGGGCCCGTGGCCGTACGTCTTAACGTCATTGCTGGATTGTTAGATAGCGATGGCCATCTTACATGTAACGGCTATGATTTTATTTCTAAATCCGAACGCCTTTCTAATGATTTAGCCTTTATGTGTAGATCGGTTGGGCTCGCGGCCTATGTTACACCCTGTAAAAAGGGATGTAATAATTTTGTAGGAACATACTACCGGGTTAGTATTAGTGGGAACTGCGATAAAATCCCTATGAAAGTTAAGCGGAAAATGGCTACTCCACGAAAACAAAAGAAAAATGTTCTTGTTACCGGATTCACTGTGGAATCCATTGGGACAGGCGCATACATCGGCTTTACTGTTGATGGAGACAACCGTTATTTATTAGATGATTTTACAATCACCCATAATTGTGGCAAGACCATTGTTTTCGCCAAAATCGCTGAGGACCGGGTCCGGGTCGGCGAACGGGTCCTTATCATGGCCCATCGCGGCGAGCTCCTGGAGCAGGCCAGCGATAAAATCGAGAAAGCGACAGGGCTGATAAGTGCCGTGGAAAAGGCCGAACAGACCTGCCTCGGGTCCTGGCGGCGCATCGTCGTCGGCAGTGTCCAGACACTGACACGGGAAAAGCGGCTGCATCAATTCGCGGCGGACTACTTCGACACAATCATCATCGACGAAGCCCATCACAGCGTCTCAGACAGCTATCAGCGCGTCTTACAGTACTTTAGTGATGCCAAGGTCTTAGGCGTCACGGCCACGCCGGACAGGGCCGACATGCGCAATCTGGGAAGCTACTACGATAGCCTGGCTTACGAATACAGCTTAGTCCAGGCCATTAAAGAAGGCTATCTCTGCCGTATCGTAGCCCAGACGATTCCACTACAGATCGATATTTCCGGCGTCGGCTTTTCGGCCGGCGACTACAAGGCTGGTGAACTGGGGACGGCGCTGGACCCGTATCTCGACCAGATTGCCAGGGAAATGCAGGCCTACTGCAAAGACCGAAAGACCGTCGTCTTCCTGCCGCTCGTTGCAACGAGCCAGAAATTCTGTGACATCCTGAATGAAGCCGGCTTCCGGGCCGCCGAAGTCAATGGCAACAGCGAAGACCGGGCGCAGGTCCTGGCCGACTTTGATGCCGGCAAATACAACGTCCTCTGTAACTCCATGCTGCTGACGGAAGGCTGGGACTGCCCATCTGTAGACTGCGTCATTGTCCTGCGGGCTACAAAGAGCCGCAGCCTGTACAGTCAAATGGTCGGACGCGGTACGCGGCTCTTCCCAGGCAAGGAAGAAGTGCTGCTTCTCGACTTCCTCTGGAATACGGAAAAGCACGAGCTGTGCCGTCCAGCATGCCTCATCGCCGAAACGGAAGACGTGGCCAAGAAGATGACGGAAAAGCTCAACGAATCCGGCGAGCCAACAGACCTGGAAGTCCTGGAAAAAGAAGCGGCAGAAGACGTCGTCGCCGACCGCGAAGCCGCTCTGGCAGAAAAGCTGGCAGCCATGAAGAAGCGCAAGCGGAAACTGGTAGATCCGCTGCAGTTTGAAATGTCCATCCAGGCGCAAGACCTGGCAGATTACGTGCCTTCATTTGGTTGGGAAATGATGCCGGCATCGGACAAGCAGCTGAAGGCCCTGGAAAAGTTCGGTATCTTCCCCGATGAAATCGAAAACGCCGGCAAGGCCAAGCTGTTACTGGACCGGCTCATCAAGCGCAAGGAACTGGGGCTTGCAACGGCTCGGCAAATCCGGCTGTTGGAGGCCCGCGGCTTCCGGCATGTCGGCACCTGGTCCTTTGCAGCGGCGTCTAAGCTCATCGGGCGTATTGCAGCCGCTGGCTGGCGGATGCCGGCCGGTATCATCCCGGCGACGTACCAGCCAGAATAAAGGAGGGCGGGCATATTGGAAAACATCAATCTCATACCCCTCCTGGACTATATTGACCCGTCGTTCTGCACCTATCAGGAGTGGGTAAATGTAGGCATGGCGTTAAAACTCGAAGGCTACAGCGTCGCCGACTGGGATACCTGGAGCCTTCGCGACGCCGGTCGGTATCATTCCGGCGAATGTGTCCGGAAGTGGAACACTTTTGACAATAACGCTACGTCTTTAGTCACCGGCGCTACGATTGTCGACATGGCGAAGCGGGGCGGCTGGACCTCATCAGCCGGCCCCGACATCGCCTATGACTGGGACGACATGATTCCCGAACGGGATGACCAGGTCGTTGTTGACAAGAACTGGGTCGAAGGGCGGGAGCTGGAAGCCCCCGGTGATAACTGGGACCCGGTCAAAGACCTCATCAAGTATCTTTCGACGCTGTTTGATAGTACCGACTACGTCGGCTATGTAACGAGCTCCTGGGAAAAAGACGGGAAGTTCCTGCCGAATAAAGGGAACTATGGCCGTACTGCAGGGGAACTCATCGAAGAGCTGACGGTCTGTGACGGAGACCTGGGAGCCGTCCTGGGGGACTACAACCCCAAGGTCGGCGCCTGGATCCGGTTCAATCCGCTGGACGGCAAAGGCGTCCGTAACGAAAACGTGACGGACTTCCGCTTCGCCCTGGTCGAGTCCGACTCGATGGAGCTGGAAAAGCAGAACGAAATCATCCGACAGCTGGAATTGCCAGTTGCCTGCCTGGTCTACAGCGGCGGGAAAAGCGTTCATGCCATCGTCCACATCGATGCCGGCAACTATGAAGAATATCGGAAACGCGTCGACTACCTCTATGCCATCTGCCGCAAGAACGGCCTGGCCATCGACACGCAGAACCGCAACCCGTCCCGGTTGTCCCGGATGCCTGGCGTTATTCGGGATGGCAAGAAACAGTATCTCATCGACACCAACCTGGGCAAGGAAAACTTTGTAGAATGGCGCGAATGGATCGAGGCCGTCAACGACGACCTGCCGGAACCGGAAAGCCTGAAAGATGTATGGAACGACCTGCCGCCGTTATCGCCGTCACTTATTGAGGGTGTGCTGCGGAAAGGGCACAAGATGATGCTGGCAGGCCCCTCGAAAGCCGGCAAGTCCTTCGCCCTCATCGAGATGGCCATTGCTATCGCCGAAGGTCGGAAGTGGCTCAACTGGTACTGCTCCCAGGGGCGCGTCCTGTACGTCAACCTGGAACTGGACCGGCCGAGCTGTCTGCACCGCTTCAAGGACGTGTATGACGCCCTGGGATGGCCGGCCAACAACATTGCCAATATCGACATTTGGGAACTGCGCGGCAAATCCATCCCGATGGACAAGCTGGCGCCGAAGCTCATCCGTCGGGCATCCAAGAAGAACTACACGGCC